CTCGGCCGCGACTTCGCTGGGCAGACGCTGCTCGACCTCGCGCGGGAATGCCTGGAGGCCACCGGCACGCGGACGCGCCGGCTGCCGCGCCACGAGATCGCGCGGCTGGCTCTCTCGACCTCGGACTTCCCCGCGATTCTGGCCGACGTTGCCAACAAGACCCTGCGGCAAGCCTACGAGGCTTACCCGCGCACGTTTCTGCTCTTTTCGCGGCGCCGTGCAGCGGTGGACTTCAAAAACATCAACGCCGTGCAGTTGGGCGAATCGCCGTCGCTCCAGAAGGTGAACGAAAAGGGCGAGTTCACGCACGGATCGATCACCGAATCGAAGGAAACCTACAAGCTCGCCACCTACGGCCGGATCGTCTCGATCACCCGGCAGGTGATCATCAACGACGACCTGAGCGCGTTCACGCGTATCCCGGCGGGTTTCGGCGTGGCGGCGGCGACGCTCGAAAGCGACACGGTGTGGGGCATCGTGACAGGCAACCCGAACATGGGCGACGGCGTGGCGCTGTTCCATACGAACCACGCGAACCTCAACTCGGGCGGCGGCAGCGCGCTGGCGCTGGCGGGACTCGGCACCGGCATGGCGGTTATGGCCAAGCAGAAGGGCCTCGACGGGATCACGGTGCTGAACGTGCAGCCGCGCTACCTGGCTGTTCCCGTGGCGCTGCAGCTCACTGCATTCCAGTTGGTGGCCGCGAATCTCGCGCCGGCGCAATCGGCCAACGTGGTGCCGGACTACATCCGGGCGCTCACTCCGATCGCCGAACCGCGCCTCGACGCATCGAGCGCCACGGCATGGTATCTGTTCGCCTCGCCCGACCAGATCGACACAGTTGAGTACGCGTACCTCGAAGGCCAGGACGGCGTGTACATCGAGACGCGCCAAGGCTTCGATGTGGACGGTGTCGAGATCAAGGCGCGCCTGGATTTCGGCGCGAAGGCGATCGACTGGCGCGGCATGCAGCGGAACGCGGGCGCTTAATCCAGGAGGAATCACATGAAGAACTACGTACAGAAGGGCGAGACTCTCACGCTCACCGCGCCGTATGCGGTGAGTTCGGGCGGCGGGGCGCTGATCGGCTCCGTTTTCGGCGTGGCGTCGAACGATTACGCCAACGGCGAGGACGGCGAGTTCCAGGTTGCCGGGGTGTTCGATCTGACCCGCGAAACCGGCGCAAGCACTGGATTCACCCAGGGCGCGTTGATCTACTGGGACAACGCCAACAAGCGCGTCACAAAAACCGCCACCAGCAACAAGCTGATCGGAGTGGCAGCGAGGGCCGCGGCCGACGGTGACGCCACCGGGCGCGTGCGCCTTAACGGGGCGTTCATCGCTTGATGGAGTCCGTCAGCCGATTGGATGAGGCCTGCCTGCGGGTTTTCGGGCGCGATGTGGTCTATCTTCCCGAAGCCGGCGGCCAGGCCGCCATCCGCGCGGTGTTCCAGCCGGTACGCGAAACGGAGGACGCCTCGCCGGGCGTCTACGCCGTGCTGTTCGTGCGCCTGGCGGATCTGCCCGACGCGCCTGTGCGCGGTGATGCAACTGAAATCGGCGGCGTCCTCTACAAGGTGTTCGACATCGAAGCGGATGCCGAAGGCGCCGCAGTGCTGCGGCTGCGTCAGACGGGTTGAACTTCCGCCCAATTGGGCGGAAGTTGATCCGGTGTGCGTCTAGTCTTCTGTATAGAAGTGTGGCCGCAATTCGGATTCGGAAATGAACCGGAGGGCTTGGCGATAGATGGCCCGGAGTGTGCCTTTGTCCACTTCACGGTGAAGCGGGATAGTCAAGGTCTGGTGGCCCCCGCCTGCGAGCACGCGACGAAGTTTCGCATGGCTTCCACGCTGCGTGATTGGCCGAAAAGAGAAAGCCTCAAAGATTCGAAGCACTTCCTCGCCGGAGAGAGTCTTGAGCTTCGCCATCAGGCCGCAGCGTCCAACTCCATCGTGGCAAGGATGGTGGGATGGTCGGCTAATCCAAGCTCGGCGAGACTCTCACCTTCGAGGTGGAGGCCGATAGCCTCTTGAATGTTCGTGGCTAATTCATCCAGCGTCGGCGCCTGGGTCACGACCGGAAGATCCAAACATTCTGCGACATACTGGTTCTCCCCACGGAAGATCCGCACTTGAATGGTCCGTTTCATGGCCTTTTCACCCTCATCGTCAGCTTAACCCAATTTGAAAAAGCTGGAACCATGCCGTCCATTCGCATTTATCAGAAGAAGCAGATTCGACTCGACCGGCTCAACGTGAGGCAGACGCAGATGTTCAAGATCGGCAACGTCGGCGTGGCGGCGGTAAAGAACCGCCTCGCGGCGGCGCAGGGGCCGGAGGACGGCGCGGCCAAACCCCTCACGAAACGGTACGCGATTTGGAAGACAAAGCTCGGCAAAGGCAACCGGCGGAACCTGATGCTCTCAGGCGACCTGCTGCGGAACTTCCAGGTACGCACCGTCAGCGAGAACAAGGCCAAGGCCAGTAACTCGACGCGGAAGGACCGGGTCAAGGCATGGATCACAAACAAGATCGAACCCTGGGTGGTCTTCTCGCCCAAGAACCGTGAGACGGTCAAGCAGGCCGCGCAGAAGATCCTCGCGGAGATCGCGCCACGGCTCGTGCTGGAACGAAATCTCGGCGGTAAACAGCGATGATCGATGCGTCTGCTCTTGTCGACAATCTCGTTTCGGCGCTCCGTGACATTCCCGATCTGGTGGACGAGATGGGCGGCGCCCCCGAACGGATCTACGCCTATCACGACCAGTACCCGAAGAAGGTCAGCCTGGCCCATGCCATCCATCAGATGCCAGCGCCTTCGATCATGGCGGTCTGGCAGGGTACCGCGCCGGGCGCGTTCGCTGGCTTCGACGTCTGGAAGCATTCGATCACGTTGTATGTCCGGGCGCGGGAGACGTTCGAGGGCGACCCGCCGACGCCTTACTACCGGATCTTCCGGCTGATCACGAAGGGCGTGCCTGAACACGGCGGCGGGCAGCCGCTGTCGAACACGCAGATTCATCCGAACTGCCACCCCATGGACCTTCCCCTGATCCAACGGCAGACGGATGCGGAAGGACTTGACTATTTTGAAATACCCATCACGTTCACGGAGGTTGGCGATGAGTGAAGCAATTACCGTTTGGCTTCGGCCGCCATGGAGCGCCGGCGAACCGAAGGAAGTTGATGCCGCGCCCGACGTCCTTGTCCCGCTCCTTGTAGCGGGCTGGGCACAGTGCGATCCGCCGGCCGACATCCAGGAGGTGACGACCGATGTCCACGACTAGACTCCAAGAAGTACTTATCTGCTTCGGAAAAAAGAAGCAAACCGACATCGCCACCGCGCAGGCGGCCGCCGATATGTGGCGGTTCTCGAAGTTGAATGCCCAGCTTGCTAACCCGAAGCTCGCGACCGAGAACGACGCCGAGGAGTACGGCAAGGGCCATGAATTCCCCACCGCCACGTTCAAGACCGCCTGGGACGTGGGCGGTACGCTTGAAAAGTACCTCTCGGCCGAGATCGCGGCGTGGGCAATGGCGTTCGGCTTGGGCAAGGTCGTGAAGTCGGGCACATCGCCGAACTTCACCTACACCTGCACGCCGCTGTTTCCGGCGAACGGCGATGCGGCGGAACTACCGTATTTCTCCTTCGTGGAGCAGATCCGCCCGGGCGCTGGAGTGGTGCTCGATCGCCAGGCGGTCGGCTGCGCCATCGAGTCGTGGCAGCTCTCGATCGGCTCCGGGCCGGGCCGTGCGAATTCGAAGATCACCGTCGAGTTCGCTGGCTCGGGCAAGGTGATCGACTCGGCTACGGGCATTACCATGCCCGCCGCGCAGACCGAGAAGCTGCTACCATCGGCGTCGCTCACTCTTTCGATCAACGGCATCGACTACGTCACGAGCAAAAACATCGTCTCGCTTGAAACCGGCTGGAAGAACAACCTGCGCATGGACGCAGGGTTCTACCCGGGATCCGGCTTTCAGGCGGCGGGCGACGGCTCATCGGGCGCGATCCGCGGGCGGCTCGAGTTCGGTAACCGGCAGGGGAACCTCAAGTTCGTCGCTCGCTTCGACAGCGCTTCGACCGAATACACGAAGCTCAAGAACCAGACCAGCGGCACTGCCGTCATCAACCTGTCGTTCGACGTCAACAACTCGCTCCAGATCACGTGGCAGAAGGTCGCCTTTTCCGTGGTCGAGATCGGCGAGACGGACCAGATCCTGACCGTATCGGTCGAATGCACGCCGTTATATGAGGCGACCAACGGCGTGATCTCGGCGGTGGCGAAATGTGCTGTGGATAGCATTTGCCAGTGAGGATGATTTCAATGGAAACCATTACCCCTGTTTTCGATGCGGCCAGACCGGTCGCGATCAACCTGCGCGGGCCGGGCGGCGTGAAAACCGTCCGGGTCCGTTTCCCCACGGACGATGAATGGATCGAACGCCAGCGCCGCCGCAAGGTCATCGTCAAGAGCCTTGGGCGCGGCGTCTCCGAGACGGTGATTCCCAACGGCGAGGATATTGACGCGGCGCTCCTGGCCAAGATCCGCACGGAGGAAGAACCTGAGGTCGATCCGTTCGAGGCGCAGAAGATCATCGAGCAGTTGGCCACCTGCGACGTGGACGACGTGGTGCTGGCCAGTGATTCGTTCCGGGTCGCCCTGCGCGTTCTGGGCGGCACGGTCACGCACCTGCTGACGATGCCCTCGGCCAAGGATGTGAACGCCTACCGGCGCGGCTTTGCGCGGGTGCTGGACCTACCCTTCAACCGCCAGGAGTTGACCATCAACATCCGCGCGGCGGCCGACCTCTGGAAGAAGCTTGTCGAGGCCACCGAAGGATACGCCGGCGAGCCTCCGATCATCCACCAGGCGGTCGCTGTCAAAGCAGCCATCGACGCGCTCGACGCCTCCTTCCAGGAGGATCGAGAGGCAAATTTTTAGCTGGGGAGTGGCCGGAGAAGCCCTCCCTGCGCTACCTCATCCACTGGGCGCTCCGGCGCGAGGAGCTATGCGATCCCGGTCTGTGCCCGGACGCGCCCGAAGGCGGGCGCTGTGACCATTGCCCGCTGGACAAGCTCGACGCGGCGCAAACCTCCGAAGCCGGCGTCCTCATCCGGCGCGCTCTCGACCTCCGTGCGGCGCTCAATCTCGGCATCCACGTCGGCCTTGACGATATCCGGGCCGACGAGTTCTACACCATGCTGATTCTCGACGACGAACGGGACCAGTTGGAACGCGAACGCATCCACTCCCATGGCAGGTAGCAGCAATCAAATCGAACTGGTCGTCACCGTCGAGGTGGACAAGGCGAACCAGTCCATCAAATCCGTCAACGCAAATCTGTCGGGCATCGAGCAGACCGCCGTGCGTGCCGCGCGCGGCGCCTCCCAGGGGATCGACGGCATGACGGCCTCGATGGTGAAGGGCGCGACGGCTGGCAACCTGCTCGCGGATGCGATTAAGAAGGCCATCGACTTCGCCAAGGAGTGGACCGTCGAAGCCGCGAAGGAAGCGGCGCACCAGGAGCGTGCCGTGTCGATCACGCGTACGCTGGCCAAGGCACATGGCGATGGGGCCGCCGCGGCAGGCAAGGCGATCGAGGCCATTCGCGCCGTGGGCTTCGCCGCCTCCGATGCCACGACCAGCGTGCAGAAGCTCATCATCGCGGACATCGGCCTTGACAAGGCGCAGGGCCTCGCAAAGATTGCCAAGGACGCCGCCGCCGTGAGCACCGAAGGCGTAAGCGCGGCGGAAGCCTTCGAGAAGATCATGCTGGCGATCGAGACGGGCCAGTCTCGCGGGCTGCGCTCCCTCAGTCTGTTTCCGGACCTGGCCAAGGCGGAACAGGTTGCCCGGCTCCAGGCCGAACTGCACGGCAAGACGCTCGACGATAACCAGATCAAGATGGTGCGCTACAACGCCATCGTCGAAGCCGCCACCAAGATCCAGGGGTCGGCGGCGGCGCAGTCGGGCACCTTCGACGGCGAGATGAAGAAGCTCTCCCGCGAACTGAAGGATCTCAAGGAAGACGTCGGCAAGGCATTTCAGGGCGAACTGAAGGCGGTCGTCGACATGCTGCGGTGGCTGGTCGAGGCGCTTAAGAATAACGTCACGTGGATCGAGAAGTTCGGCCAGATGGCGATCTGGCTCGCGGGCGTGCTCGCTACCTATGCGATTGCGGTCAAGATCAGCGCGATCACCGAAGCCGTGACCGGCCTCGCGGCGGCGCTCATGGCGCACCCGATCGCGCTACTCGTCACCGCGGTCGTGGCCTCGGGCGCGATCATCTACAAGTCCTACAGCGACATGATGGATGGCCTCGAGGCGCGGGCAAAGCAGATGGAGAACGACGCGCTCCGGAGGGATCTGTTTGCGGGCAAGGTCAAAGTCAACGATCTCAAAAAGCGCGGGATGACCGAGGACCAGATCCGCGAGCTCATCTCCGGCCGCAAACTGGAGCCGGGCGAGACGCTCGAAGGGTTCGGCGCGGGTCTGCCGAAGATCCAGATCGCCGGTCAGCCCGATCCCGACGATCTGAAGCGGCAGATCGAGGTCCAGAAGCGGCAGCGGGAGATCGAGAAGTACTTCAACGAGCAGGCCATCGGCTCGCGCCCGGTCACCGGCTTTGCGAAAGACGTGGCTGAGATCAACAAGGAGATCGCCAGCCGCACGACCTACGTCGACGATATGGGCGAGCACCACGTCCCGCTTACCAGGCGGGCGTGGGATTCGATCATCGAATACGCCAACAACAAGCTGAAGGCGTTCCTACAGCACACCTCGGACGACAACAAGAAGGCGCTGGCGGATTACCTGAAGGATCAGGAAGAAGCCCACCAGCGGCAGATGCAATGGGAGGCGCACCGATTCCAGCAGCGCCTTGCCAACGACGCGGAGATTGCCGAAAAGAACCTAGATCATCTGCGGGACGTGTACGCTTTCGAGGAGCAGCGGGCAGGCTTCGAGCGCGACGCGCGCCTTCGGCAGGTGGAGGGGCAGGATGCCGTAACGCTTGAGCAGAAGGTCGCGGTCGAAGCGCAGAAGGCGCAGATCGAGATCGACTACCTCCAGAAGGTCCACGAGGTGAAGCAGGCGCTCTACGACATGGACACGCGCCGGATGCTGATGGAGGAGGAGTTGATTCTGAAGCGCCTCGGTTACAGGGCCGACGAGATCAAGGCGCGCCTCGATGAACTGAGCGGCCAGCGCCAGGAGATCCGCGATCAGGCCGACGAAGCGAGCGACGAGGCGATCCGCGCGGCGCGCGAGAACGCCGCCAACCGGCAGGCGCAGATTATGCGCGACCACAACAAGCAGATCTTCGAGTCGCTGAAGCAGCAGGCGGGCGGCGTGTTCGACGCGCTCCTCCAGAAGTCGCAATCGGTGTGGTCGGCTATCGGCAACGCCTTCAAGACGGCTATGCTGACCGCGATCAAGGAGGTCGTCACCTCGCGCGTTGCCGCCCTACTGATGCAGTTGTTTACCGGCCAGAAGGTTACCTTCGCGGGCGGCGGCGCAGGTGCTGGCGGAACGGGCGGCATGCTGGGCGGACTGGGTGGCCTGCTCGGGATCGGCGCGGTGCCGGTATTCGGCGGCACGATGCCGGGCGGCACGCCTCCGTTTGTTCCGCAGAGTGCCGGCGTGACTTCGAAGGCGGGCGCGGCCAACCTGTTCAACTTCAACTGGTCGAATCTGAAGAACCTCGTCAGTTGGAAGAATCTCTATTCCGCGATGACGCTCGGCGGCGGCCTGCTCATGTTGAGCGGCGTCAAGAACGGAAGCGCGTTCAGCACCATCGGCGGTGGCGCGCTCATGGGCGCGGGCATCGGACTCTCCGGAGGTCCCATCGGCGCGATTGGCGGCGCGGGCATCGGCCTCTATATGGATGCGATGCGGCGCGGCGGATGGGGCGGCGTCGCCGAGGGCACGGCGGGCGGCGCGATGTTCGGCTGGAATGTCGGCGGGCCGCTGGGCGCGGCAATCGGTGCGGGAGTCGGATTCCTCTCGGGTATCGTGCGCCTGTTCGTGAAAGGAGCGACGGAGAAGGCCCGCCAGAAGATCAAGGATCTCTACGGCGTCGATATCTCCGACAAGGCGGTGCTTCAGCAGATCGTGGACATGGCCAAACAGACCGCCGGAGGCAATCTCGACCTGGCGATCCGGATGCCGCAGATTCGCGATCTGATCCAGTTGTACGCGATGAGCACCGGCCAGCAGACCAAAGGAATGCCCCCGCAGATGCATCCGCTCGATCTCGTGCAGCAGGGCGGTTCGCTCTACCAGTCTCCGGGATATTCCAACGGGAGCCCCCTCCCTGGCTTGGGCGGCTTACCGGCGCTCGACAGCATCGGCGGCGCCGTGGTCTCCGGCGCGCAGCCTGTGGTCGTCCAACTGGACGGTCCCGCGACCACGAGCCTCCTGCGCGGCGAGGCGGTACATGCTATCGCCAGCAATCCGCGCGTTGTGCAGGGCGCGGTCCTGAGCGCGTCGAAGTCGAATGCAGGCCGGAGGGAGTTGGCCAGCCTGCAACTTAGCCCTGGGCTGATCACGACTTAGAGGTTCACGCTGCGTGCCGTGGCAAGACTTCTTGTTCGATCTTCGCGCCGAGAGCGTCTTCGGCCGCTTCGAGATCGTATTTGGCCTGCAGATTGATCCACATCTGGGCGGAGGTGCCGAAATAGCGGGCCAGCCGTAGCGCGGTGTCTGCAGTGATGCCCCTCTGCCCTTTTGCGATCCCGCCGATTCGATTCGCGGGCACGCGCAGAGCAAGGGCAAGGGCATTGATAGACAAGCCGGATTCCTTCAGGATGTCCTGCAACACCTCTCCCGGGTGAATCGGCGGCAGATGCTTTTCTCTTTTTCTGGCCATTTCAATGCTCCCTAGTGATAGTCCACGATTTCCACATTGTAGGCGTCCCCGTCCTTCCAGTTGAAGCAGATTCGGAACTGGTCGTTTATCCGAATGCTGTGCTGCCCCTTGCGATCGCGTTTGAGAGCCTCCAGGTGGAGGCCCGGCAATTTGAGATCGCCAAGCGATGTAGCCGCGTCCAACAGAGCCAGCCGGACCCGGGCGGCTCTTTCGATGGCCTGGAACTTCCTGCTGAACTTTCGGTCTATTAGCTGCTGCACTTCCTGGTCGCGACAGGAACGGATCATACACCTCTCATAATACGTATACCGTACAACGGCTCGCAACAACAAATGCCCGGCAACGTCCAAAACGCTTCCGCCACCGCCGTAATGCCCGCCAGCCTGTCTCGCGCGTTCGCCCACACGCGCGAGTACCCGGTCATCGATAACGAGTACCGGAACGGCGAGTCGCAGCGGTCGACGCAGGCATCCACCAGCCGTAAGAAATGGACGCTCAGCAAGCGCCTGACGCCCGCGCAATTGCAGGCGCTTCGCAACTTCTACGAAGCCCGAAAAGGTGCGCACGAGCCGTTCTATTTTTACGATCCTTACGAGACAAGCCCGAAGTTCTCGTATGACCCGACCGGCACGGCCGCCGCCGGCAGGTACACCGTCCGCTTCAACAGCGAGTGGAGTCAATCGGTAACACCCGGCCGATCCGACGTGCAAATCGAATTGATCGAACTGGCATAACGCCCAACTCAAGCCTATGCTCTTTCTCAAACCCGGCGTCCGGATCACCGGCATGCGACCGGAGATATTGCTGGCGGCGGTCGCCGCGATGGAAGTCTACAAGGCGACGGGCCACGACCTCACGATCACGGCCTGCGTGGACGGCAAACACACTACCGGTTCGCTCCACTATGCGGGCGCCGCCATCGACCTCCGGACGCGCGACCTCCCGCCGGCTGAAGTGCCGAAGATCCTGGCGCAGATCAAGACGTGCCTTGGCGGCGATTTCGACGTGCTGCGGGAAGCGGATCATTTTCACGTAGAGTTCCAACC